GCGGCGATCACCGCTTCGAGCTTCTCAACATCGGCGCCGGCCTGATACTGGCCCATCATCGGCTGGCTCGTCTCCGCGATGGGATCGAGCATCAGGATCGTGGTCGGGTCCGTCGTCACCTCGGAGCGCGCGGCGCGGCTCCCGAGGTCCGAGGCATCCATGCCGGCGACACGGACGCCGACGGCGTACCGTTGCGGGTAGGACGCGTCGCGGATGCAGTGGGCAAGGTACGAGTAGAAGAGCCCGAGCTGGAGCGAGCCCGTGTAGAGCTCGATGTTGGCGAACGGGTCGAAGAGCCGATCGCCGTAGGTGGACGCGTGGTAGAGGATCGCCGGGATGATCGGCGTCCCGTTCGCGCGGCGCCAGGACGCCGGGTAGTTGGCGCCGTCGTAGGTCGCGCCATGCACAAGGCGCGTCAGGTCGCGCCCGAACTTCCAGCCGTCCAGCGCCTCGACGACCCGGTAGGTAGGGTTCGCGAGGTTGCGAATGTCCCAGACCTCGAACGTCCAGAGAAGCTGCGCGTCGACCTGACGCAGCCGGAGCTCGCCGAACAGCGTGGGCACGTTCGGGCGCGCCGGATCGGCCTCGGCCATCGTCATGTGCGGAGGAACGGGCCGGTAGACGAGGCGCCCGTCCTCGACATCCGCGCGCATCCACATTTCACGGAGCGCGAGCGTGTAGGCCTGGAAGCGCGACATCTGCGACCAGAGGCCGGAGCGCGCGATGCTGCCTGCCGAGCCGACGAGCCGGTCGATGTTGGGCGACGCGAGCTGGTTGTGCTTCACGTCGGGCTCGGCGTCGTAGAGCGTCGCGAGCTCGTAGGACGTGGTCCGAAGGGCACAGTAGCTGATGTCCACGAGGCCCATGGCGGCCCGGCGCACGGAGCCGAGCTGCGTCTCCATGTAGGACTCGAGGATGGGCTGCCACCGCCCCTCCATCATCGCGTAGCGGTGCCGCGTGTGCTCAACGCGGCGGGCCTCGTCAGGGTTGCCGGGCGCGGGCGGCATCGGGGCGGTCATGCTGGCGTTCATGGCGTCATCCTATCCGATGCGAACGAGCTGCGGCTGATACTGCCGACGCGTCACGAGTTCGAGCGCGTAGCGTAGCCCGTCGATGGTGTGCTTGTGCTCACTCGCCGCCCGGCCGTCGAACTTGCCGAGGTCGTCGATAAGTCGCTTGCAGCGCGGGTGAATGACAAAGTCGCCGCGCAACATCGCGGCCTGGAGCACGCGATAGCCGTGGAACACGGAGCCGGCCGGCTTGTACGCCGTGTGAATCCTTCCGGGCCACGTCCCGATCGGGATCTTGAGCGTCTTCTCGAACGCTTGGACGAGCAGCGCGTTGCTCTTCAGCGCGCCCCCACGTCGCGACACGGCCGCGCGGTCGCCGACCCAGCGGTCGATCTGTTCCCAGCGGAGGCCGGCTCGCTTGATCATGCTCAAGATCTGCGCGGCGTCATCCTCCGGTGTCGTCATCCCGTTCGAGCTCACCACGTCGAGGACCGTGATGCGGGGCTCGTTGTCCCGCGACCTGGTCACGGCCACCATCACCGCCGTCTGTGCGCCCGACTCCTTGCCGTGGTCCACGCCGATCGCGATCTGTGCTTCGCCCGTCGGCGCCTCGTCGCGCACCATCGTCGTCGCGTCGAACTGGACGAACACCCTGCCCTCGGTGTACCCGGCCTCCCATTCGCCGTGGATGCGTTGGGCGCGCTCCATCGGCAGCACCTGGGCTTCGAGCTTCGCGATGTCGTCGGCCCGCAGGAGCGGACGCCCGCCGATGGGTGTCGTGGCCTCGACGGTGAGCGGCGTGTGGATGTCCTCGACCTCGCCGGACTCAACCAGCGCGCGGAGCCAGCCGAGCGGCAGGCCGATGGGCGTAAGCGTGATCGCGATGCGGCCTCGCTGGCGAAGCACGCGCGCGGCGAGCTCGCTCCAGATGGCTTCGGGCGGCGGCTCGTCGATGAGGACGTAGTCGATCGTCGCGCCCGCAAGCGCCAGCGCGCCTTGGTTGACGGTGCGGATGCGGAGGATCGACCCGTTCTTGAATCGGACGATGGGCACCTTGCCCCGGAAGCCCTTGCCAGGGGTGTATTCGCAATCCGGCTCAATCTGGTCTTTCGGCAAGAGCTGCCAGATCTTGCCCTGGATGCTTAGCGACTGCTCCCACGACACGACGACGACCCAGGCCTCGATCGGCGCGGACTTGACCAGCGTGTACGGGTGCGCGCCGAGACAGCGCCAGATGCAGTCCGCGACGCCGGCCCAGGTTTTCCCGGCCTGGTTGCCGGCGCGGAAGAGCTTGATCTGGCTTGTGCTCTGGAGGAAGCGAAGCTGCGGCGGCGTCGGCCGGTAGTAGGCGAGCGGGTCGGCGTGCGCCCGCTGCCCGAGGACGTGCGCGGCCGATGCGAGCGCGGAGAGGCTCATTCGATCAACGTAAACCGCGTCATAGCGGAGACGGGCCACAACCAACCGGCCTTATGACCAGACCAGCCGTCGACACGTCGGCCCCGCCTCTCGGCATCCCTAAACGAGATGGCTCGCCACACTGGGCCGGGCACCAAGTGGCGCTCGTAATCGCGATAGTCCGGCTTTCCGTCAGCGCCCTTCGGCGCGGGCGGCGGCAGCCAGGCGGGATCACCGCCCGGCATGGTGAGCTCTTCGCGCACGACAAGCCAGAACAGCGCGCGCGACGCCTGCTCTCGATAGTCGCCATCGAAGTGGCGCAAGTCAACGCCATGCTCGAACCCGCGACAAGGACCGCTGTACTTGTAGCCCGGCTTCGTCTTGCTCTTGACCTCGACCCAGTTGGCACGGCCTTTGGCGTCGACGAAGAACAGGTCGGCGGCCGTTATCATGCGGTCGCCGACGTAAACTTTAGGCGCCTTGTTTTCTGCGTCCGCGTAGACGGAAACAACATGATGCCCGCACAAGGCGAGGTGCCGACGGGCGAACTCTTCGCCGATGTGGCCGTACTCCAGATTTCGGAGGAAGGTGGCCTTATCCATCGACCACCTTCGCGACCACCTTCGCGACCATGCCGAAGCTGGCGAACGCGCGAGCGAACCCCTCATGGTGGCCACCGATGTAGATGACCGCTTGCCCTTGCAAGGGCGCCCCGCGTTCGCCGTCGGGCTTGTGGAAGCGGATGCGGCCAGTAGGGAAGCAGACCATGCTGGCTACCTCGCAGAGCGTAGCGAACCATCGCGTGTCCGTGGCGTTGTTCACGAGGACCACGGCCTGGGGCACGAAGCCGGCCTTTACCTCGTCGCGGAGTTTCTCGGCAAAGCGGTCGATAAGGCCCTTCTCATAAGGGGGGTTCATCCAGACGCGCCCGGCCCACGTCAGCGTCAAGCCGTCGTCGGCCGCCGTGTAGATGCGCTCGGCGCCCACCGTGCGGTTGGCCACCTCGGAGGATGCGGGGTCAAGGTCGATGCTCCCCATCACCAGGCGCGCGGCCTCGATGAACTCGGGCGGCGTGTACCACTCGTTATCCCCGCTGTTGTTCGCGACGTGCGGGCGCTTGATCTCGCGGATGGCCTCGGCGCCCGACGCGCCCGACTCGACGAGCTCAACCACGCGGCGCTGCTCCTCGGGCTCAAACTGGGTCGCCTCGGCCGCCGCCGACACCGCCACCGCGCCGCGCTCGACTGCGGAGACAAGCTCGGGCACGCCGCGTTCAACGACCGTCGCCGCGTGCTCGACGGTTCGAGGGGAGACGTTGAGGTCGCGGGCGGCGTCGTCGCGAGCCTTGGACTTCTCCGGGGCGCCGGCCTCAATCGCAGGTGGCAAATTTGCCACCTGCGATTTTCGGTCGCCACCGTTCGCGCGCTGCCGTTCCCTTGCCTCTCCCGCGTAGTAGCCAAGCAGCTTGGCCGCCACCATCGCCCGCTGTGACGTGGAGAGATGGCGCCGCTTGAGGTTCTTCGAGATCACCCACACCGCCGGATCGCCCGTCCCGTCCCAGTCGACGAAGCGCGGCTCGACGCCGGCCGCCTCGCACGCGCGGAGGCGGTTGCGGCCGTCGAGCACCAGGCCGCCAAGCAGCACGATGGGTTCGAGGAGGCCGTGGGCGCGGATGTCGGCGGCGATCTCGGCAAGCTCCTCGTCGGACATCAATGGGAACAGCTCGGCGGCTGGATGAGAGGAGATCACAGGCCCTCCACTTCGACGGCGACATCGTCTACTCGACGGGCCTCGTAGTCAGCCGCGAGCGCGGCCACTCCCGCCGCGATGTCGTCGGGGTAAAGGCCGTAGACCTCCGCCATCCTGTCGAGCACCCACGGCGCCGCGCCGCGCTCGCCCTGCTCGATCTTGTTGAGTGTGCTCGGGACGACACGAAGCAGGCGAGCCGCCTCAGCCTGTGTCAAGCCATCGGGGCGCCAGGAGCGCGCGAGTTCAGCAAAGCGAGATGATGTTGGCATGACGTCAATATACACGAACGAATGACAACATGTCAACCAGCGGAGAGGCTCACGCGCCCACCGCGAAGAGCCCGGCCTGGACGGCGACACGATGCGCCGGCGCGCGGTTCATCGTGAGCCACTCGGCCTGTTGCCTCGAGAAGGTGCGCTTCTGCCCCTTCCGCCCGGCCGTGATCTCGACGGCGTCCCACTCGGGGATCACGACCTCGGCCTCGGAGATGGCGACGACCGCGCCGATCTCGGCGTAGGCCTTCGCGTGCCTGACTACCTCGTCGCGCCCGAGCGTCGCGGCGTAGCCCGTGGTCCCGACGTAGGGCGGGTCCATGTAGACGACGCAGTCGTCGAGGTCGCCCGGCGTCCCGAGCCACGCGGCCACGTCGGCGGCCTCCGGGATGCGGGGGAGGA